AAGACGAGCGCCACCATCTGCTTTTTTAATTTGTAATTCATCAGTTTTAAAAGTTATACTTCCAGTGCCAGTTTTAAAAGTTATACTTCCAGTGCCAGTTTCTTCAAAAAAAGTATGACCTGTATCGTGTCTAATTGTTAAATCATTACCAGTACCGATTGTAAGTTTTGCACCATCAAGAATATTTAATGTATCAGCAGATTTATCCCATAGAAGATTAGCGTTAGCACCAGTTAAAGTAAAGTCACCATCACCATCTAAAAATACTGATTTATCAGAGGGCATTGTGCAGAATATATTTTTTGCACTTGTATCCGCCCAACTAACCGCATTGTCTGAATTAGAACTTTGTAAAATAGTAGTTCTGTCTAAAGTTGTTCCACTGGCAGTATAAGTGCCAATACCAATCTCAAAATTAGTTCCATCAGTGCAACAGTAGTAAGTTGTATTGCCATTACCGACAGATGCAAAAGATTCAAAGCCAGTAGATGCGCCACCTAAATTATAAGTGCCAGTACCGCTTGTCGTTGTTGTTTCTTTTACCCTGTCTTTAATTACTAAAGCCATAATTTTACGTTTCTGTTATTGATAATCCAGTAGCTGAAATTTTTAATGTGTCTGTGTCTGCAATTACTTTGCTTGCAGTTAGCGCACCATGATACAAAAGATTACCAGAAGAACTAGCATCAAAAACACCAAAATGGGTGACTGTACCAAATGAACCGCCAGATGCTGTAAATTCGATTGCGCTTGAATTGCTTGTACTGCCACTAGATGCAGAACTAAATGTTGCTACTTTTCTAGTGTAACCATTCCCAGATACTTCTGTGCCAGATCCTGCATCAGTCGGATCACTTGTAAATAATCCAACGTAAACATTAGATGGCGCACTTGTTGATGAAGTGCCTAAAAAGTGATCAAGCACTTTATTTTCTAAATAATTTGATTTTGCCATTTTTTACCTCAATGAAATTTGACGTTGATATGAAGAACGCATTTGCAAACGCCCCTGAGAATAAGTTGAACGCTGTTCATCGTAGCGCACACTTTCTAACGCAGTATTGAATTTTTGATTATATAATTGAGCGTTAGCCGTATCCAATAAATAATCATAGGCACTATTTAAAGCACCATATAAATAGATATCAGGACTTCTAATTAACAATGTTGTTGAAGTGTTTGAATCACTCAAAGCATCGACATTGCCAATATAAATTATTTCAGCCGTCATCGTAGAATCTGGCTTTGGTCTTATTTTTATTTCCTGCCCAACAATTGAGTATGAAGCAGGCGTTCCAGAAGCATTTGAAGAATATTCTTGATCTAATTGATCTGGACTTAGATAAGTTAAAGTTACGACAGGCGTTTGATTTAATTTTACGCTTCTAATCTGCCTTAAATCGCTAGGAAGTGATACATACTCATTACCTGACGTTAGTGATGCTGTAGCACGCTTTTCCTGCTCCCTTGTTTCTAGTTCGCGGTTTATGCGTGCTTCTGCCAACTCAATAAACTCTGGTATTCTGGTTGTTAAGTCATCTCTTGCCAAAAAATTAGCAACAGCCGTTTTAAGTTCTGAATATGTGTTTATACTCATACCAATCTTCCGCCACTTGTTCTAAAATATTTATTGTCAGGATCTTGAAGCCATTTTTTCCAATCTCTTGGATTGTCTTTAGGATTTCCAAATTTTTGCAATAATTCAAAATATAATGGCATAGGTATCTCAGCAATTTTTTGCTTATGCTTTTGAGTATTTCCTATTAATTGATTTGGCTTCCATTCAGCTTCTTCTCTTTTTGCGCCACTTAATACAGGATCTATATTAACTTCTGTTTGAATGCCTAAACCATCCGCATCATCAGTTAAGTAAGTTTTTTTGCCTGTAAGTGGATCTGAAGATAATAACTTTTTACCCATTATAAAATCCTTAAATCTAGTTGGTGGGGGATAAAAATGACACCCCTGTTAAAAATATCCCCCATAAAAGAGGGCGGATTGACCGCCCCCTTATTGTTAGTATCTACGATGTAGATAGATCAAAAACAGCACCATGTGCTTTAGGTGCTTTGATAATCAAACACCACTCAGAAAGAATTGCGAATTTTGTAGCATCGCCTGTTGGAGCAATGTCTACAGTTTGCATCATTCTGTTTGGTAAATGTCCGATTGAGTAATAATCAGAATCAACTAAGAAAATTTCAGAGTTGTTAGCTGATCTATCAACAACGGCTGATAATTCACCAAAGTCTGTGAGGTATATAGAAGCTGATCCTATAATGCTCATTTCTTTAGCTGAAGTCATATGCAATTCATTGGATACGACTGAGCCAGAAGAAAGATCACTAAAAGCTACTTTATTACTTGGACTTAGGCAAAGCATATCTGGCTTGCCACCATCATCAAATGCTGACTTCATAGCATTGTCAATAAGTGCTAAAGTTAATGCTCTATCATTACCAGATAAAGTAGCTGTATCAGAACCATCACCAGTAGCAACTGCTGAAGTTGTTCCTGCTGTTGAAAAATCAGCGTTAGTAATCCAAGTGATTAAACTTGCTGTCTTTCTAGGATCTGAAGCAGATCTTGCAGTGTTAGAGTAAAGATATTTATTTATATCACGCCTTTGCTCTAAACCTTTGATCACTTTGACGTAAGCAGTTTCTTTATCTCTTCCTGCTTTATCAACTACATCTAATGTACCTGAGATTGATCCTGCATTAGCAGAAATTTGGCAGTAGTTGCCAAGTCTGGTTGTTGCAGTTGGGTTAACATAACTGTAATCAGCACCTTCATTCTGGTAGTTCGTTGCACTAGCACTTGCTAATTCTTGAACTTGCCATTCATGGAATACGCCTTTTACGACTTCCTTTTTTGCATTTGAAAAAAGAGGTGTTTCACTTGGGTCAATTTTTGAAATTACTGAACTCAAGCTCTCTTTTTCTCCGACTGCATTTGCAGTTTTATACGTTGCCATTATAATATCTCCTTTTAATAGCTATTGAGTTAATAAAAGACTGACTGCATCATCAATCTTTCCAGATTTAGTAAGTTTTGCCATAGCATTATCTTTGGCTTTGTTTGCGTAATCATTTTTAGTAGTCGGAGTTCCGCTTTTTGCTTTTGTAGGTAAAGGCTTTTTCTTTTGCTTTTCTACCTTAACTTTCTTCATATTAGCTTGAAGATCATCATAGGCTTTTGCCTTCATCAAGAACTTTATGGCATCAGCAGATCCATTATCATTAAGATCTTGGATTGCCTTTTCTGTTAAACCCTGTTCAAGCATATAATTTTTAAGACCTGCAACGGCTTGATTCTTAACTACAGGATCTTGCCATGTTGGAAAGTAATCTATTAGCTTTGCATTTTCATTTTGCAAGTGCTGTTGTCTGGCAAGTAACATATCGTATTGTTCCTTTTCAGCGACTGCTTTTCTTTGCTCTTGAATATGTGCTAATTGCTTTTGACCTTCTTCCCATTTAGTCTTAACCAGATTAAATCTTTTAGGGTCTAACTGTTGTGATAATTCACTCCAGTTTGGTTCTTGCCTAGCTTGCGTTAGGACTTGTTCCGCTTCTTTTAATGACTCAGAAAGTTTTTGCTGAAGTTCAAGAGTTTGACCTTGTTCTGTTTCAAATGCTCTTTTCTGTTCTGCAATTTCCTGTGTTTTTCGCGTGTAATCAGACTGACGTAATCCTCTATTTTCCCATTCTTTAGCAATCTGTTCCGCGTTCATCTTTGTTCCATCCAGTTCTAGGACAAACTCAGATTCGCTTTCTTCTTGCGCTTCCTGTTCAACTTCGGCTTCTTCACCTGATTCGGCTTCAACTTCCTCAGTTTCTTCTGTCGCTTCTTCAACTTCTTCAGTTGCTTCAGTTTCTTCTTCAGTTATTTCTGCCTGTGCTTCTTCAGCACCTTCTTCTTCTTTACTTACGTTATCCTCAATAGGCGTATTTTCATTTAGAAGAACTTCCACTGCATCACTTTGAGAAAGCAATCCAGTTTCTTTTCCAGTTCCTTGAAATAAGTCAGGAGTATTGGACATTATAAAACCTCATAATAATTTAATTATTTGCTACTTTCCTGCATAAAACGATCAGCAACTTTTCCATCGTCAATAAAACTTTGGATTTTAGATTGCACTTGCTTTAATGCATATAATTGAAAGTATGCTTCTTCCCTTTCCTTCGCACTGGAAGGATTAGAATTTCTAATATAATCCAGAATATCTTTTTCGATATTTTCAAAGATATTTTTAAAAACTGGATTTTCTTTTAAATTTTTTGCATCGACACCTTTCTGGATGTCCTGCCTAGCTTGCCCCTCATTCACCTAGCAAACCTTTTAATTGTTCAAAACCTCTTAAATCCATCTTTTCATTAAAGTCAGATGGTCTTACTGCTACATTCTTCATATAAGCATTGTTAGCATCCTTAAACGCCTGTGAGTAGCTGTCAGGCACTTGATTTAGCATATTAGGTCTTATGTAAAGTCCTTCTGGATTTGGTGACGGCTGTGGTGCTGTGGGCGTTAATATAGGGTTTGGCATTGGTGTGGGTTGCTGTCCTGCACCCATCATTGCCATTGCAGAAGCCATTTGCTGATCATTATCATTATCTTTTCCTTCTTCAAAACTACCAGTAAGTTGATCTACTCCAAATATTGCTTTTATTAATTTATTCATTGGACTCATCTCACCCATAGCTTGAGAAAAACCATAAGTAGGTGATTCATTAGCAGGCACTGGTGATTGATTAAGGTCTAAACTTTGAAACATAGATTTATTATTTCTTATATCTTGACTTTGGTCTGCCATTCTTTTGGCTGTATTATAATCTCCGCCAGAAGCACTCCAGAATTTCATAAAATCATTTTCATATTCCGACATATTGCCTAGTGCCTGATCTGCACTTGCATTTAGATCTGCTAATTTAACATCAATTGGTGAAATATTATTTATGTTTTTAAAATAGCCTTCACCTTCTCTAACGGCAGAACTAGGATCTAAAGATTTTAAAAATCCATAATTTAATTTTAAAGAATTTGTTGAGCCTGCATTACCAGATGGCGCAGAAGTTATATTACCTGTATAACCTGTTTCGCCTTCTCTAACGACAGATCTGGGATTTAAATCTTTATTTGTAAAAGTTCCGCCAGAAAGATCAGTATTGAAAGTTACCATAAATCACCTATGCGTTTGGCAGGTTGGTTGATACTTCTCCACCACCTGCGCTTATTTGTTGCTGTCTAAGAGCAATTTCATTCGCAATTTCTTCCCTGCGCAGTTGCAGTTTTTCCCTTGCTATTTCTCGCTCTAATTCTATTTTCATCTTCATTTCTTCACGCTTTAATTCTAGTTCCATCTGCATCTTTCTTTCTTCCATTTGCATCTCAGCCTGCTCTTTTTGCATCTGAGCCTGCATTTGCATTTCCATAGGATTAGGCTGTTGCGGTTGTTGACCTTGCGGTTTAGGTTGCGGTGTAGAAAAGAATTGCTCAGTATCTTTGAAGCCGTTCAACTCTGCCATTCTTTTTAAAGTATTTATGTACTGATCAGGTTTAACGACTTCATTTTCAACGCCTAATGTCTGCATGATTTGTTTTTGTTCTGCCAGTATGACAGCTAGACCGCGCATCTGTTCATCTTCAGAGCCACGCCCAAGTCCAACTTCTACTTGTAAATCAAACTCACTATCCCACTCAGTCGGATCTATAGGAACAAAATCATTTCTTAATCTTATGATACGTTTCTGGTTTGAATATTTTGTAACAAGGTGAAAGATACCTTTAAACAAATCTTTTACGCCAGTTTCTGCAATTGTTCTGGCATACATTTCAATTTTAGATTGTGCGCTTTTAATAGAATGATTGACTGCGCTTGCAGTCGTTGATTGTAACGCTTCAGCATCTAAACCCATAGAAGCCTTACTCATGCCTGTTCTTTCTTCTTTTACCTTATCAATTTCTGCCATAAGAGGTAAAATCTGATTACCAACCGCAGGAACAGCTAAAGGTTGTACAGCACCAATCTGGCGCACCCTTACAACTCCGCCTGCCACATTATCTAATAAATCATCAAAATTTACAGCACCTTCGACAGCCTGCACTCTGGCATTATTAACAGCATATGTATTGTCTAGATATTGCCTTAAAAGAACAGACTTAATTCTTTGTAAGTCATGCGTTAAATCATAAATAGATCTGCCTACCATTCTGTGGGGCATCAGGATTGGTGATATGATAGCAAAAGGTATTTGATCACATGGCATGGTTTTTAAAATATAACTTGCTTCATGTCCGATAGCGCAGACTTTTGTTAACTCCGCAATGCCATCATCATCCAGATCTGTCTTTAAATAAATCTCATAATAGTCAACTAACTGCATAGAAGGATCTGAAGAAATTTTTCCAGAACTAGATTCTACATCTTGGAATCTTATCTGCTTTTCATTCTCAGTTTCATCTTCATTATGCCCAGAATACTTTTCTATTTCTTCCCTGTCGTATCCCATTGCGACCAAATCGGACACAGACATTTTTGATCTGTGGCAAATAAAATGTGCATCCTCTAACGATTTCGCCCTCCTGTTAAATAAAAACTCTTCTGGTGGTACGTTATCGACTTTAATTTTTTGCGTAGTACTCTTGCGCTTAATCTTAACATCATGCGTGGATGGCTGATCAATCTGCATACCTTCTGGCGTTTGGATTGTGGCTTCTGTGGCTTGATGTTCGACAATTTCAACATCTGGATTGCTCGTAAGTAGGCTATACTCATCATCTG